TCTAACATTAGATGGAGCGATCTGCTGAAGCAAACCAGCGCCGATATAAACCGGACGTCCGTTTGTTCCTTTAAGATCTACTGTACCATTCTGGTTAGCATTAAACTTCGAATAGACACACATTTTGTCGATACGCTCAAACCATTGTCTCATAGCTGTCCACTCTTGGTAGTCAGCCCAGTACATAGTTTGCTTCTTGGTAACGGGGTCACGCAAGGCGACAACCATTACACTAGAATAAGCATCTCCGGTAATATCATACGACGCACGGATAGTAGTAAGGTGATTCCTTAACTTAAACGGGGTCTGATAATTGAAGATATCTGCTTCTTCACTGTATTCCTCGTAAGCGGACGCAAGACGCGATACCTGCTTACCAGCAGCGAGAAGAGTTGGATCAATATAAGACTCAGCTTTACCATCAGCAACTACTAACGTGTATACAAACGCTCCGCCATCTTCATATGGTGCAGAGATAACCCTAGCTTGAAACTCTTTGTCGTCAAAGGTCAAGATAGCGCCAACGCCAAACCATTTTTCAGGTAACCAAAGCTGTACTGTACTCTGGGCCAACCCAGGTACATCAGTAGAAGAGGTAGAGGTGTCAATAGCGGCACCCTGCCATTTCGCGTCGAGGATAGTGATTGGCTTGTCATGTTCGACCATAACACTCCATTCATACTGCCTGTGCTCTGTAGTAACCGTATTACCCATACCATTGGTAATATAGTCGATAACGTTACCTTGGTTGAAATAACCAAAGATGTAAGAAATCACCGGCGATACCCTATGAGGCTGTGTTACCAGAGCGTTAGTCAGCATGTTTTCATCGACAAGATCTGAAAAATACTTAGTTCTATAAAGAACTAAATCATTCAAAACATTATTATTCATCATACTCTAACTTTTTTAATTTAAATTTCCTTGTAACATACTGCCCAAGACACTCAAACCTGACGAGGCTTTACCACTCTCTGGGTCACCAGTTTGTTTCCTAGTGTTCCCCTTGTTGGCTTTGAGCTTATCATGTAAGTTCTTCACAGCATCGGATTTGCCCTTGGCGTGTAATTTTTTACCTAAAGCATCTCCTTTCATTGTAACAAATGCAGAGTCTAGCAAGTTATTTATATTACCCATGTACTTCCTTTGGTAAGGAGTTACTCCCTCTGCATCTACTGTAAGAATAGAATCTTCTAGGTCCTGCTTATCTTTAGTAGATAATTTGTAACCCAGAATAGCTTCTCTACTCTTTATACTATCTTTTACGGAGGCAACGAACTTTTGTTGCTGCTCTTCCATAGCCTGTGCATTAATTTTTTGTTCCTCTAATAGCTTTTGTTCGCTTTTTTGGTTATAATCTTTTAATAATTCTAAAGCATCTTCGGCCTCTTCGTCCAAAGTTCCGGCATCTTCCCAGCGCTTGAGCATCTTATTTATGCGTGTTTCGCTATATCCTTGGTTCATTAGATTCTCACTTACAACCTTCTTCTGGTCAAAAGTAGTATCCATATCAACATTTGCAGTATCAACCCTGCCATCTATAGAAGACTGATAGAAATTTCTTAAACTCCCGCCTTGTTTAACATACTCATCTAGCGCCTTAATATCTTCGCTAGCATATTGAGGAGCTGATGCTTCCGCAACAACACCCTTCATCATGTCAACAAATTCTTTTACGGTCTTCGGTGCGTCCTCTTCCGGAATATCCCAGCCAAGTTCTTCTGCAAATTTGCTATTAAGAAGTTCCGTAACATCGGATTCAAATTCCCCCAGATCGCTAGTGTCATCACTATTGCTGTCATCCGATTTATCATCTGTGTCATCAGAGTCATCGTCGTCAGTAGAATCATCATCCCCGCTGCTAGTATCATCATCGGAATCTGTATCGTCCGTATCAGTATCGTCTTTAGTATCATCGTCGGTCTTTTTCGTTTCATCGACGTCATCGTCTTTTTCATCATCTTTTTCTAATCCTGCTTTTATAACTTCAGGATCTACAAGAGGTGGCTCATTTATTACTTTCCTTCCGTCGTCGTCCAAGTTCTTGCCTACGAGCATGTCGCCCAACAAGTCAAATCCACCCAGTGACGGAGCATCTTTTTCTGCCATAATTATTTAGTTTTTGCGGCTGCTACAGGTTTGTTTGCAACCTTCCTTTTTATACTTATTTCTTCGGCCTTCTGACGTTCTGCCACTCTATTTTTCCTAGAGGCTTCATCTTGTTGCCTTTTCTTAATCTCGTAATCGTGTGTTTCTTTCTCTCTCTGTATAGCTACCTTCTCCCTATCCAAAGAATCATCTTCTTCAGCTTCGATCTCTACATCATCCCCATCACTCTCTGCTGCTTTAATCAAAGCAACTTGAATCTGAGTCTCAGCTCTACGTATAGAATCTTCTTCTTTAATCCTATTCTCTTCTTGCTTCTGCTGCATCTCAGCTTGTACTTGCTGCATCACTCCTTCTTGTTCGGCTTGTTGCTGCTGTTGCATCTGCTGTTGACGTTCTGCTTCAATCTCCTTAAGCTTGTCCTTAATTTCAGACATACTGTCAGAAGTAATAATCTCAGCCACATCGAATAGACCAGCTCCAGCTTGCATAGCAGGTTGAAGTAAAGTCTTAAGTGACTGCAATTGTTGATCTTCTTTAGTAGAGTCCGAGAGGAATATATCCATGTCTGCATACAGGAAGTCCTCAGTAACGTTCATAAATATCCTAGACATATCGTCAAAGATAAAATGTAGTTTCTTACTGTCGACACCTTTCCATGCATGTTTAGATATATTAAGTAGCAATGTCATAGCATTCCTCTTGGCTAAGTTGTGCTTCCAGAAGAGTGGTTCAGTAATATGTGATGACTGAATAACTTCTCTCTCAACGTTTCCTACCAGTGAGGACTGGTGAATCTGTCCTTGTCTAGCTTTAGACACCCCAGACAGTTCCCCTATCATATCTTCAATCTTGGCAAGTATACCAATATATCCGTCTATAACAGTAGCCATACTTAAATCCTGAGCAGAAATTTGATTAAACTGATTTGGCTTTCCGCCTTCCCTACCAGGGATATCCCATCCCTCGTCGTAAGGATTAATCAAGTTAACACCCAGGGCGCTCAAATAGTGCATCCATTGGGGTAAATCTATCCCCATAGACTTCGGTATCTGAGTAACATCCATAGTCAATATCTTTCCCTTGTCTCTCGCGAGCATAAGTTCCAGACGATACCATACTACAATATACATATACTGTAGAGGTTTCATTATACTGACAAGAGACTTATTCCTAGAATTAGTATTAGAATAAATAACACCAACATAAGGAAGTTTCTGCCTATTAGGAGAATCCAAAGAAGTGTCGATATAGTCAACAGGCTGAATGCCAAAAAACATATCCCTACCAACTCTATAACCTTCCCACACTTGACCAACCCATTGCCAATCAATCTTCTCACCTTTGTCTGCCTTGTAGTTCTCATCAACCAGGACTTCAATCTCTTCACCGTTTTCATCAGTATAGCTTACAAATCCTACTTTCTGGTAACTCCTCCACACTACATGCCAAAAGTTTAATTTGTCATCAGTATGTGTTCTCGCTGACTTGAAGTTTTCTGTGACATTCTCCTTATATATAATAGGACGATAATTATCATCACCCTGAGCCCTAGAACCGCTAGCGCCTTTAGACATAAGAAGAAGTTCATCTAAATCAGATTCCTTCAACTTATCATTATAAGTATCATATATATCAGAAGGGGACATATAGGTGTGCTTCACAAACCAGTCTCCATCTTCAATACATTCTAAGTTAGGATCGGGATCATAGTCACAATCAAGTGGGTTCTCCCTACTTAAACTAGGTTCACCATTTATAATACCACCACCATATATTTCTTCGCCAGCAATCAAACCGTCTTTCCATCCACGTAAAAACTCGTTTTTAAGATTGAGTTTCTCTCTAAGATATCGGATAGCTTGAGTGGCTTGTTTCTCTGCAATCGTTTTATAATTCTTACCCATGTACTCCTCTATTTGAGGAGGAGTTAAAGCGGGGTCGGTTCCCTCATCAACACCCAGTAGTTCACCGAGATATTGAAGCAGTAACCCTTTCTTCTGCTCTTGCATTATACCGACGGCATCGTCGTTAGTCTGGACAACCCTAAAGTTCTCAGGACGTTTAGATTCTTCACCAACAAGCAAATCAATCTTAGGCCTAATAATATTGAATTCCTGTGGAGAGGCTGGGAAACTATCCCCAACATCAAATGGATCTGTAATGTATTTAAGATCCTTCTTATCTAAATTACTATTATAGAGTTCATAGTCTAACGACATGTTCTCTTTCCTAGTATAGCGTCCTACACGTCCAGTCCCTTCTTTGCCTATAATAGCATTAGTAGAAGTCTCACGCCACGATTTACCCTTTTCTCTTAAAGGTAACTTTTGTACGGGAAGAATTCCAGGACCATTTATATTCATCTAGCTAGCTTATTAAATTATGTGTAAATAAAGGCTTAGGGAACAACATTCTTTCGTAGTTCTCATCCTTCTTCTTTTTAACCTGTACTTGAAATAGTTCCTCCCTGTAAATCATAACCATCATAAACGCCATAACTCGGTCAAAGTTACCCGTGTCGTTGAAATTCACTAACTCTTCGAGTAGTGGTAGAGAGTATATTTTTAATACATTCTTTTGACCAGGGGAAAATTCCTCAATAAGATAGTCTTTAATAAGACCTTCTCCC